AGATGTTCAAATGGATTTTTAAGAAACTGGTCATTTGTTAACCAAGGTCTTTTTGATATGCCTCTTTGTTCTGGATTCCATCTTGGAAACCATTGAGAATGCGGCGGCAATATGTTTCCACAGTACAATTCTTCGCAATCAGTATTATCTCGTATTTCTTGGAAAGCCAAACATAACCTCGGGTAATGCGCTTTCATAGGCCAGTTCCATCTACTATGACCTACGACTTCCATTTCTAATGGAATATTAAGCTTTTGAAGAATATTTTCTATTAGAGGTTTTTTAATATCTTCGCTTGTTTGTACATTAAAAATTCGTATTTCTGTAGAAGGAAAATGTGTCCAAAGTAAATTTAAAAGAGTTGTGCTGTCAGCGCCAGAAGATACTAAAACACCAATTTTTTTCTTGGGATTTAAACTAAAAATCCTTTCATCCCACTGCGGTCCACACGCAAATTTCATAATCATGCCTCGTCAAATACTAACTCAAATTATTTATTATAGAAACCTCAAAGTTTTATAACAGTAATGTAAAACTTACAACGCTTTATCTAAATCACCATGATTACCTTTATGAGAAGGCGGTGTCCACCCTGCTGGTTTTAGTAAATCAGGTAGACCAAAACGGTTCGGCCGACCAGGCTTTACACCAGGTTCCTTTGCCATATTGGCGCGATAAACTTCATCCCATGCTATATTTGCATCAACACCCATAACGTCAAGAGTACCAATAGCAAACACAATCATATCAATTAAACCATCAACGATTTCTTCAGCATCGCCATTATTGATAGCCGTAAGGGTTTCGTGCAATTCTTCATGAACCATCAACATACGGAAAGTAAGATACTTGCGCATAAGCTCTTTATGGTTTTTGTTTTTTTCAAACCATTCTTTTACGCCAAATTTATTATGCATCATATAAATGTCATTAACCATATCAGTCATTATCTTTCTCCTTTTAAATTAGCAATCATATCTTTAATTCTTAAACGTTCTTTTTTAGCTTTGGTAATATATTTGTCCGGCGCTCTTTCAGCTTCTAACGCATCCACGATTGTGTTTTGATAACGCCATGCGGCTTCAAGCTGAGCAAGTTTTTGTTGTGTCATATAAAAAATTCCTCTATCGTGTTTGTCTTCTCAGAAGACCATCCGAGTGCTTCAAGGATTGACTCAAGAGGACTAAGGAAGACTTTGTTGAATTGAGTTTCATAATCCACATACGGTCTAAGATTGAATTCGTTTGGTAGAACCGCTGGGAACGAAATGATGTTTTCTTTGATTGGATTCGGTACTTTGAGATACACGAATTTGATCTTGTCGCCTGATGTAATAGATTCATAACGATTCGACAAGCCGTTTTGTTTGAGATACTGGTTATATAGGATGCAGCCACGGACATGCATCGGGCAACCTTTCTTGTAAGTACCACTAACTGTATACTTCTCAATGTTGTCAGTACCTGAGTTGCGGCCGACATCCTCCGGTGGAAGATTGAAGAACTCAGATTTGAATTGGCTAATAAAATTTTGAATTGCTTCTTCACCATCATTCATAATAACTTTGAATGATTCTTTGAGTTTATCACGACAAACTTCTGGTGTTGAAGATCTTACAGATTCAAGACCTGTTACAGATATCTTTGGAGTTTCGTAATGAACACCTTCTGAGTTGAGAGTATTCATGATGTACCGCTTCTTAGCGATGAATACTGACTTATCAGTAATCTTTTCTCGTTTCATTACCATAGCTTGACGATATGCACCCATCTTCGAAGCAAGATCAATGTAACCTTTTTCAATTATTTCTTCAATCTTAGTTGAGCAAACCTTATCAAGGAATTCTTCGCCTTTCTTACGATCAATATCAACAGTGCCGAAGGATGCCTTGACCAAAGGACCGAAGTCTACATAGATACTGTCGGTATCAATATAGATGATATAGTCTTTACCGTCAGTTTTGAGAATCTTGTTGAGATACTCGTTAACAGACTTTTGAGCATAACGAATTGAAAGCTGACCTGATGTTGTAATGGCTTCAGCCATGTCGTTAATATAGTAGAGGAAGTAGATATTAGCAGTTGCGCCATAAAGAGAGTTCATAGCAATTTTGATAGCCATTTGATTGTTATGAAGCTGTGTCTGTTTAGATTGAAGCTGACGTTTTTTCGTAGGATCAGTTTCATTTTCGATTTCTTGCTCAACTCGAAGCATGTCTTTCTTAATCAGAGAACGACGATTGTAGTATTCATCAATGATCTCAGGAATGATGCCGAGCTTGTCTTTCCGGAAGCATGCCCCGTTTGCACATACTGCATATTCTGTTTTGTTTTGATATGAACCATCGAGTACCATTTCTTGTGATACGTATTGGCGATCATCTTCAACATAAGTTTCAGGAGATAGATTATATTGTAGCATCAAGTGTGGATACAGAGAGTTAAGATCGAAGGATACAACCCACGGATGCATGCCAACTTTTGGATCTTTAACATAGCCACCGACGAGTTCACCAGCTCGCGCGCCAGGCCCACCTTTGAGTTGCGGAACAATCTTATCTTTCATCAAGCGACGATAGATGGTTGTTTCCCAAATTCCTACTGTACCAAATGCATCACTGAAGTTAACCCCGCCGCCATAAGCAACAGTAAGTACAAGCGAAAGAAGTCCAGATTCGTCTTCCATTCTTTGAATGAGCTGAGTATCTTTGAGGTTGTAGTCAAGATATAGTTGCGGATTTTGTTCATAAAGTGCATTAAGATTTCCATATTCAGAGTAATCAAGTTTCTTCTCGCCGAGAACGACGTGAGCAATATGATCCAGTTTGTAAGATTCTTGTGGGCCATACTTATAACCAAACTTTTTGAAAGCATCCATATAGTCAATTACAGTCACGCCGGAAATGATATATGATTTCTGTTCTTTGCCAAATTTGGTGATTGAGTGCGGTGAGATACGACCCCAAGGTGAAAGCTTCTTAGCCTTCTCTTCACCCATAAGTCGAATGATGCGAGTAACAATATACTGAATGTCGAAGTACTCAACGTTCCAACCTGTAATAACTTCGGGATATTCCATCTGCCAGATCTGAATGAATCTCTCAAGCAATGCGATCTCAGTATCGAATTTCATAAACGAAATATCATCGGGATCAATACCAGTGATCGTCTTCGTCTTGTCAAAGTCCTTACGACCAAGTAGGTGATATGTGTTAGACTTAGAAGACTTGTAGGCGATAGAAGTAATTTCTTTGTCAGCCTCATTGATGTTGGCATAACCGTTCGAGATATCGACCTCGATGTCAAAAGAGCAAATGTTGATCTTAGACATATCAAACTTAATCTCACCAGGATATTCTTCTTGAATGTACTGGGTGACGTAGTTCATAGTACCACAGATATCGAAGCCATGTACATCTTTGTACTGATTGATAAAGTTACGAGCATCGATCATACTATCGAAACGAGTAGCACCGAGAGGTACATCACCGATCAATGATTTGTGTGTTGCGTTTTCACGAGCACGAACATATAGTGTTGGCTTGAATTTGACTTTGCGTTGGAATGGTCTGCCGTTTTCATATCCACGAACTAGAATGTCGTTAATGAAACGCTCGACTGATGTATAGAATTTAGACATGTTCACCTGTTTGTATCATATAATTAACATTGTAACACACAATGTTCACTTTGTAAACCATTTTATTCACTGACGTGTTAAATAAATCATCCAAGAGCTTCCCCAGCCTATTGGCCAGTCTCCTCTTATATAGTTGTCGTCCCATGTTTTCTTTCTGTGTTCTGCCTTTATGAATCTAACATAGCCTGGCCATTTTCGTATGAACTTCTCTCTCATCTTGATAAATCGTTCGGGTGCCTCAGGATATACGTCAAGATGTACTTCCATAGCAATATGGTTCACCTTGGTGCGTAAAAAGTCATAGTTTTCTTTTATAAAGATGTCGTACTCGCCACCTTCGCAGTCAACCTTCAAGAAGTCAAGATGATCAATCTCATATTCTTCTATAATCTGTTTGAATGATTTATGCGGTGCCTGGTCTCCTTTAACACCAAACCCATGATCTGAGTGGCCGATGAAAGCGTTGATAGGAGTTACTCTTTGCTCTGCCGATCTTGAAATAGCTGGCATGGCATTGACCATAGTCGTATGAAGCATTTTGATATTCGGCTCTACTGCATAAATATGTTTAGCTCCC